TTTCCAGCTATGGCACCTGTGCCTATGCCTACACAATCCTCACCGGTGGTTGTAAACCCTGCGGCATTTTGCCCTAACCCGAAGTTGTTAGAGCCACTGGTGATGCGCCGCAAGGCACTGTCCCCTATGCCGACATTATCCGTACCGCTTATAACACCTGGATTTCCAGCATTTGTGCCTAAGAATACATTTCTTGTTCCGTCAATATGGAGAAGTGTGTCTGTGTCTATTTGTATAATTGAAGCATTGTTAGAGGCATTGAACGTTGCTGCGTTTATATTTCCTGTAGTAGTGAGTATTTCATTGTCAAAGTCTATCGTCCCGCCTGATGCGGTGATTGTTAGGTTGTCCCCAGCGGCGTGTATAGTAGGGACATTACTACCTAATCCACCGTCTATAGATATAACATTGGGTGCCGTGCCGTTAATATATACTTTGCCCTGCACTCCGTTTGAATTACCAGAACCGGGATTTAGATTTATATCACCGCCATCTGCGGTTTGCGAACTAAAGGAAGTGCCAGCATTGCCAGCGGTAATAGTTTTGCTACCACCCTTACCTCCTACAGCTCCTGCACTTGCCCCACCAGCGCCTAATGTTTCTATTGAATCAGAGCCTTGCCCGCCATTATTTACACCTGTTCCATTACCACCTACGCCACCCGTGATATTGAATATATCTATGGCGTCATTACCATTAATTGTTTGGTTAACCCCTGTCAATACCATATGCTGGGAGTTTATAATGGTAGATGAGTCTACTATTGACGCGTTGGATATGGTTATATTGCCAAACTTCTGCCCAGATGCGCCGTCCCTTGTACCATCTATAAGTAGGGCGTACGGGTGGTCTGCTGTGTGAGAAAGGCCAGATAGGTTGCCGTGGTCTATAGTACCATCAGAAATAATAGTATCTATCTCATCTTCGGTATAATACCTGCCGTCGTGGTCATCATTGGTGGCTGATGGCATGTCTGGTAAGGTTTTGTGATTTGCTATTGGGTGGATTTCCATTTAGTCCTCAAACTTACTTTGGCTTTTAGATAAATTGATAAGTTGTTTTTCAATTGCCTTCTCCATATCTTTGAGCTTTCCTGTTTCGAGGTTATTCACATCATAACCCTTATCACTTAGCCAAGAAACAAACCTTGCTTTGTTGGTGGTTGACATTTCACTCCAATAATATGCAAGCGGAGCGTGAGACCTTAAATATCTACCAGAAATTCCTTCTACCGATTTGTACCTTTCGCTGTTCATAGCAAATTCAATAGCATCTTTGTCTTTGCCCATCCTGAATAGCTTTTCTATTTGGCCATCAACCGCGTCTTCTTCTTCACCTTGTTCTAAGTTGTACTCTCTCAGTAAGCGGTCAAATTCTCCTCCAGGCCCAAAGTAAGCAGACTTACCCTTATACATCCTTCTTATATCTTCCGCTTGCATTTTCCAATCTGTCCATACTGATAGCCCTTTTGCTAAGGCTGTTACGGCGGTGTCGTTGACCGGCTCTTTATGTTGACGATGATATACATAAGCTATTGCAAACTGAGTAAGAACTTTCTGTGCGGTTGTTTTATCTGTAGCTTTCCATAATTGCATATCCCTGTAAATAGGAGTCCCAAGTTTAAAAAACTCCCCAATTGGGTCGTCTGTAGATTTGTTTTTTGGGCCAGTATAAACCCGTAGAGCAGTAGAAAGTATTGCGGAGAGATTGTTTTCTAACGATTGCCTAAATGGTCTTTGTGTAATCTTTGCACCTTCCAGAAGTGGGTCTGATAATGAATACACAGTGTCAGTATTTGTGTCTGGATTATAAACAACAATTTTATATCCTTGTTCCGATGAGACTTCTTTATCATCCAGAAACTTACTAGCAACAACAGCGCTAGCAAAGGCTGGTATACCGTACTTAATAAACATTTTATAACCAACCGTTCTAAGTATAGGACCCTTGAATTTCCAAGGATGTTTAGCTAATTGTCCCCAGAAGAACCTAAAATTACCCACCCTATACGAAGGCGTAAATATTACCCTGTTTAGGTGCTTCTTAGTTGCCTTTGGAAGTTTGGCATAATTAACCATAGCGTCATTGGCAAATTCTATCTTCTGGAAATCTGTCATGCCTTCCATCATCTTAGAATTTTCAAGTGCTTTATATGTGGCTATTCGCATCATCTGGTCAAGATTCCAAGTTGTTTTTTCATTAAACATTGTAAGATCATTGACCCATGTTTGTAGCTTAAGATGTTCCCCAGCTATACGGGCAACCTTCTCCCCTGATGTTTCTCTGATTGTCGTCAACATGTGTTCTGTTAATGCCCTAGCGGATTCAGTATGATTTACTGCGTTATTAAATAACCCTCCCTTACGTAGCTTATGATACTCATCGCCTTTTTCAAAGAATATCTTAACGGCTTGCGGTAACTTAACAATCCCCTTAGTACCAGTAACTCTCCATAATTGCCCAACATCATTCTTGGACATAATGAATGGATTATAAAACCCAACCTGTTTCATGACAAGATTTATCTCGTCATAAATTCTAACAATGCCTATCGGGTCATAAGTATACGTTAATTCTTTTAACGCCTCTGCTACTGGAACTGGATACTTTCTCCTTTTTGTACGAACCTTAGGTTTCCCACCTTCAATAAAAGTACTCCTTGAGACACTAGATGGAAATATCTTGTCATCTATTGTAACCCAACCATCTGGAGCAGTTTCAGACCATTGAGACAAATTAGGATTGTCGTTAATGGCCTTGATTAACCTATCTGATTCAACAGCTTTGGCAACAGATTCAGTCATATCCGCATAAGACACCGCCAACGGAGACCGCTTAAATCCTAATTCTTCGGCCTCGCCAAGCGTAGCAAATTTCCTTCCTGTCATGCCACTTGGCTTTTTGGTTATCTTGCCAGTAAACGTTTGCACAACTCGTTTGACTTTTTCAAATGGCAACTTGCTATATGTATGATGAAGCCATCTAACATTTTCAAGCTTGTCTATAGCTTCTTGTATTGCTATTTCTTGCTCTACATCAGGAACTTCTTTCTCGCCGATCTTCTCGAGCTTTTCTGTAAGTGCTTTAATTTGGTTATTGGGCCAATCAGCCTCAAATCCTATATCTTTTAGTATTTGCGAAACCTGCTCGTTTACTTGTAGTAGTTCATCGCCAGCCTCTCTTAATTCTTTAGGCATGTCCTTGAATTGTTCTGGTGTTTTTTGGCCTAACTCTACATAGTTCTCAATTAATTTTTCTTGGTCCGGAGTCAATTTGCCATATTTCTCTATTGCTAAACCTCTGGCCACGTAAGGTATATTCTTCATTTCCTCTTCAAACTCTATAAGGGTTTGTTTGACTTCTGAACTTAGACCAGTGAATCTTGTCAAAGATTTTCCAGTAGCTTCTAAAGAACTTCTTACCTGAATACCTGCATCTGCCAAAGGGGTAAGGTCTACAAAGCCACCAGACTTATGATTTATAATGCCCGTCTTTTTGTTTATGACTGGTTTGTTTTCCTCCACCTTCCCCTGTGGGGCTTTAGTTTTTGCTGGTTGGGCAGTTGGGTCGGTCTTGGCGAGTTTCGCAGTCACAGGGGCTACAGGGGGATGCAATGGCATAGTCTTAGCCTTAACTATAGGATACTTGCCAAAATCCTTAACCGTAATATCTCCAGATGGGGATGGAGCAATCTTGCCTTCTTCTATACCACCCCAATATGTCCGTACCTTGTCCCATTCTGCCCTATCTCCGGTTTCCCTGAATATTTTCTTAGCTTCCAAGATTTCCTTACGAGCCGTAAGCCTTACCTCATCAGCCCTTGCTTGTTGCTCCGATGTCAGCGATGGAGTCTTGCCAGTTTTTTTAAACTCGGCATCTTTTTCTTTCGCTTGTTCAAGGATTTGTTTTTGGTATCTATCTTTAAAGTAACTATCTACCTTTTTACCGAACTTAGGATTTGTTTTTAAAAGATTTTTCCAACCAGCATCTACAGCAGAGCCAGCCATACTAAACACACCAAACCCAGCTATTGTTCCAGCTACTCCTTCTAGTCCACCCTCGCCATAATCTGTTCCAGTGTCTATCTTGCTGGCGGTGCCTTTGACTAATTTCTCTGATGTTCCTAATATTGCGCCTATTTGTTCTGCTCTTAATGCCTTGCTTCCCCAATCAGCGCCTTTACCGCCATTAACCAAAACACCAAGCCTATCACCAATGCCAGCAGAAGTCTGTGCCCCTCCTGTTATTTCTGCTATATCACCGAGAAGTTTGGTAAATCCTGAAGGATTATAGTTTGCTGCCCACCCCATAGCTTCAGTTAGATTCATGTCATAAACATCTTCTGTTTCTGCTGTTTCTGGGACAAGTCTTTTTATTGTTGCCCACGCTAATTGTGGAACTTGTAACGTTCGGCCAATAGTATATTGCATTGCAATCTGCATTGGGAAGTTTAGTTTGTCGTGGAACTTTTCGTATCTTCCTTTTTTAGTCCACCTTGCAACATCATCATCTGTAGGCTCGCCAACAAAAAACTTCTTAATGTTTTCCCATTTCGTTTGTTCTGGTGGTACAGTTAGTTGCTGTTGTTGTTTGTTTTCAGGTATAACAGTTGCGCCAGAAAGAGAAACTTTAAATATGTCTCTTTGCTTTTGTAACTCTATGCCGTCATGTACTTCTTGCATGAAACTAAAGTCAATATTAAAAGACGGAGAATACGGCTTACCTTCGTCTGTGAATTTTGGCGGCTCCGCTGGGTCATATATATTTTCTATTGTAGCTATTGGGAGTTCAAGTTCAGATGCTATATCAAGCACGGAAGTGGCTTTCTTACCTTCTTGCTCTGGGGTATTAGATATAGGCGAAGAATCTGGAGCGTACCTGTTACGAAGTTCGTCTATTTCTAATGATGGGCCATGTCTAGTTTCTAATTCGTTTATATAGTCAGATGTAATTGGCATTATTTACCTGTAATTTTTTTGAGTAACTCATCATCTGTCATTGCAGATATATCTTTATTTACTGTTAGGGTTTCTCCGGGGAGCTTCCCGCCTTTAATATCATCTTCTGTTCTGGTTCTATAAAATGGCAGTTTCTTTCTTGACTCAACATAATAATCCGACTCTACTGCGTCTGGGTTTTTTGCTTGCCATATCTTCATAGATTGATTAAATTGGTTCCAATTGTCTAATTCTACCTGTCTTCGTGTCTGGATTTTTTCTTGTTGTTCTAAATTTAAGCCCTTCAAAGCTTCTAATAAGCCAAGTTCACTTTCATATCTTATGAGTTGTCCCTTAGCATAATTAGACGCATTGCTTAATCCCTTTGCTTGAGAAGATTTCAATTCTTTTGTACCAAGCGTCCTTAACTCGTCATATGCGGTATCGTCTATTAAAGGCTTATTACTTGTGATATCTCCAAAACTATATTGAACCTTATCACCAACAACCTTGCCATATCTTGCGACTTTCAATGTTTCCTCGTAGTCATCTAGTTCTACCGTCCCTAACCATAACTGATGACCTTGTTCTTCAATATCACCCTTAACAAGTTGGTTGGTTCTTATTTGTCCAGTTCTATTATATTCGTTCTCATTAACCTTAATAGTATTGCGTAAAGTTGTTTGTTTTGATTCTGGGATGAATTTGTTTTTTGCTAGTTCTTTTGGTATTGAAAAATTGCCAGTTCCAGTTTCTGGGTCTGTAGCCATCTCTATAGATTCGTGTACTGCATTTATTGAATTAGTTTCTGCTGTATCGAGAAATAACTTGTTGTAATCCTTTTTAAGTGACGAAGCTTTAGTGTAAGTAATAAGACCATGCTCTGCCATTCTGTCTACATAATAGTCTGATATATCTAAGTCCCCGTTCAACGCAGAAGATTCTGCGAGCTTGTTCATTTCGCTTAATTGGTAATCGTTAAGTTTTGTGTTTAGATTACTTTTTACGGTTTTAACTTTGTTTGTATAATTTTGATTATACTGATTTATTAACTTTGCTCTTGTTTTTTTATTATGGATATTAGCAAAAACTTTACTTGCGTCTTTTTCTACACCTTTAAGCAAGTCTGGTAACATTTTATCTATCTTGGATTTACTTAAAGCGGTAAGTGTTTTGTTGTAATTAGGGTCATCTGGTAAAGGCATGTCTGCCATTGGATTTAAAACATTAACGGTGTCGTTAACTTTGCTCCATGAGTCCTCAACTCTTTGCGTGGCTACTCCAGACTCAATTATGTCGTCTAATTCCTGCCTGTGCATATACGCCTTGAAACCAATATCGTCCACGTCGCCGATAACCTTACCAGCCTCGGCCATAGCTTTATACTGTGCGCCACCCGTGTTGGTTAATGCACCTATATCATTTGCCCGAACCAATCCAGTTCCTTGTGCGGGCGTACTCGCTGTGAATCTTGGTAATTTCATATTATTCATTATACCGTCTGTGCTTTATAGTATGCATCTGCCCCGCCCTGCAAAAGAGCAGAACCTGCGCCAATAGCCGCCGCCTGTCCATATCCAGAAGCAGCTGATTTGGCTGCACTTGCTTTTGATATATCAAGGATAGACTGACTTGCGTATGCTTGTGATTTCCTTTGGCCAGTGAGCCTTAGGTTTTGTGCTTCAAGTGCATATTCAGCGGCCTGGTCTTCTTCAAATAATAACGGAGAACCCTCTTCAGTTACCCCTCTGCCACCTAGTCTCAACCTCGCAAGTGCCGCATCCGACTTCTTCTTCTGCTGTCTTGACGTAAATAGGTTCGCCGCGTCCTGTGATTCCTTTTCTCTTTGGGCAACCTTGGCATTATACATATTCCATGCGGATTGAGCCTTAGCTTGAGACTGTGCTTGCTTGCCTGATTGATATATACCGTAAGCGGAAACTGCTGGGCCTGTAATTTGGGCAAGTATAGTTGCGGCTTCCGATACTTGTGCGACTCCTATTACTCCTGTCATTCTACTATCCTCTTGCTATATATAAACCATTTCTCATCTTCGTGAGTAACCTCTTGGGTTTTCTTAAAGCCTAAGTATTCTACTAGCTTCACGCTCTTCTCAAAACAACATCTAACTACTGCGTTTAACTGTTCAAATGGATATGTTTCTTCAATTATTTTAAGACCATCTCTTATCAATCTTATAGTATCAAGTTTGTGCTCTAAACAATCCTCGCTTAGTCTAAGCCACAACTCACCATGTGTGCTGTTCTCTATTGGATGTACCCCGCCGCACATAACAACTGCCCCGTCCCTAACGCCAGTAACTGCAAGCTCGGAGTCTTCAATGGCCTGTGCAAGCCCCATGTCTTTTATCTCGGCCTTGGCCATAGGTTCTATTGGCTCAAAGGCTAAGAAGTCCTCTTTCTTAAATGGTCTAACGTAAATCAATTTATGTTAAACTCCGCCATGATTGATAGTAAAGTTAAAGGCTCTGGTGATTGCTGGTAGATGTATATATAGCCGTTCCTGTCGTAGCCTGGTGGGAATGTCTGCCTGTCAATAGATGTGGTCTGTCCATCTATGATATATGTCTGTAAATGGCCTACATCCCTTCCTATTGAGAAATCTCCGCTTGTATCCCATTCGGCTATTACTTCACTTATTTTCTTTTGCTTGCCGTGTATTGTAGCACCGCCAACACAGCTTAATGGCATTGTTCTTAGATGCGCTTCATATCCAAGTCCTATTTGTACGGTAGAGGCGGTAGTAGTAGTGCCACTTGATTTAAGTGTTATTGCGCCTCCACTAACCACTGCAGTATCAAAGATAACCCCATCAGCTAAGACATATACAGTCTCGCCCTCTAAGTGGTCAAGCCCCGTCATCGCCGAAGATGCTGTAGAGTCGTAAGTGATACCAGAGTCTACATAAAAAGCATCTTCATCGTCATCGCCAAAGTCTCTTGGCTGGAATTGCTCAATATATCTTACGGTATTACTATCTACTATCCTTTCAACTATAACCCACACCTCATCTTCTGGGTCTCCATGTATGCTTGCTACGGATTCAAAATCAGAGTCGGTTAATGTTCCAGCTTGGTTTGTTTGTGTAACCAACCTTGACCATGCGGTTATGTTCTCACCTCTTTCATAAGAGAATATTGGTAGTTCGCCATCGTTTCTTATACACCACAAAACAGAGTCGGGAGTCTTTTGAAACGCTGTATCATCTATCCCACTATCAGTTACAAAGTTAGAAAGAATCGTCATATCAGGTGCAACGTAAGAGTCGATCTCCCAATTATATGCAAGCTCTCTCATCTTCTCTTTGCCACGCTGAAAGAATAAGACGCTTTCGTTTGCCATTGTTGCCTGTATATTTGCACTTCCATAGGTTGAGTTTTGTTTAGCCAGCACATTAGACGGAGTTAGTGGCTCGTCTGTACCGCCGGCAATAGTCCACTCTGCACCAGATGTTCCGATCAACAGTTTGTCTTTCCCAACTATCCACTCTATTACATTCACTTGCCTTGATGATAGGGTAAAGGCTAATGCAGAATCATCATTTACTCCAGCCTCCATGTTTTCATAGTCCGAGGTTACTGATGCCCATATCGTATCTGGCTGTGATGTGTTACCACCGAAGCATAATCTATCTTCAAAGAATGTGACTGTCTGCGGCCAACCTCTATAGTTGCTCCATGAACCCTCTGACCACTTATAAGTGGCGTCGGTAGAGCCAAGTGTTTCAATGACAGTTCCAGTGGCCGAAGTTGAACTAGCTACTGCTGTTATCTCTACAATGCCAATGACTTCCGTTTGGTCAGTTGAGAAATATACACCAACTGTATCGTCACCAACTTCATCTGAATAAATAACACGATACTGAGCATCCCCGTCATTTTCTGTTCCAGTAGTAGACACATTTCTTGCATCCGTTGAAGCACCAGACCCAGAATTGTACGAAAAAACGGTTTCCCATCCAAGAGACGCGCCTTCATCAGCACCATTGCCAACGGCAGCGCCTATGGTATAATTCCTTTGTACCTTAACTGTGCCATACCATGTTTCACCTGTAACAAAAGTCCACTCAGCGTCTTTGTATAATACACCACCATCAATCCAACTTGTATCTTCTACTTGTCCAGCAGTAAAATCGGCTGTTAATTGCCCAGAGTATTCTAATTCTTCTAATGGGTGAACAAGTTTAAACAATGCCCCTGTCTGGGATTTGGAGGTTGTTGCCGAACCACTTGGCAAATGACCGTAAGTAGTGCCTGCTACAAATGGAGAAAAGCCAGAAGCAGTTAGTGTTATAGAGCCAGTAGTTGCTGAGGCGGTGATGGTTTTTGTGACCACATTATTTTGTGTCCTAAATGGACCATTCTCAATACCAATGGCTGTTAATGTCCAATCATCGTTGCTAGACCTTGCCAACTTTTCTGTTTCATAATCTGGGTGTGTGATATAAAGAACGTCAGCAGATTGTTCGTATTTCATCTCAAACAAATCTGCTGTTAGATATGGCGTTGATATTTCATATATCTCTGTTGCATCGTACAGGCTCAATACATCCGCCACACTCATTGTATCGCTGAATATTGCAAGGTTATCTATCTTGCTTCCAAAAATTTTATCTATTACGCCTGCGGTTGATTCCTGTGCGCCAATCCTTGCTTGTGCCGCAGTATCTTCCATGCCCACATAAGTAGACAGATTGGTGGCTGTTACATCTACAGCAGAGCCGTCAACATATAATATAATATCGTCAGCTGCAGAGGCTCCTGTCCAAGACGCTTCTTCACCTTCATAGGTCATTGCAACATATTTCCACCCAGTATTTAAAGCATCGTCTGTTATAGTTGAAATGTATTGAGTGTTTAAGATTTCAACTCCATCAGTGGCATTGTATAAGGCGGTTATTTCTGCCGGAGTAAGCTCCCTATCAAACACCATTACGTTATCTATTTTGCCATCTGAATAAGCTGCGGTACGCTCCATGTACCCAATCCAAATCTCTTGTGGCTCGTCGTGCATTGATGTATATACGCCATCTTCGTCATCTGCACACACTCTTTCAGTGCCGTTAAGGTATATTTTTATACCAGAAGATGCCTCGGTAGCATCATACGTCATTGCAACATGTAGCCAAACACCCTCAACAAACACAAGAGCTGTGTCGTATGTTTTCCCTATATATGGAGATTCTCCGTGGTCATAAAGCCTTATAACTAATTTCCCCGCTGCATCTAAAAAGAAAGCCCATTCAGCAAACTGACCACTAGCACCACGCTTTGTTAATATAGAAAAATCTGTGGCATCATCCATATTTATCCATGCGCTTATAGAAAATGGACTGTCATCTGAACCATCGCCGAAACTTAAGCTGGCAGAGTCCTCTATTTCAATCTTATCGTTAGTGCCATCAAAATCTATTGCATTGCCGGTTTTTCCATCAACACTATGAGTAGATGTATAATTATCGCCTTCGTCATCCATTGCGCCAGTATTCGTGCCAGTTTCATCTGTTATTGTTGTTGAATTCGCGCTGTCATTTAATTTCCACTGTGAGATTAACTCAGAGTCAAGCAAAAGGCTTTCATCAGCAATAGACATCTTTAACTTTAAGTCGGAGTCTAGTACAAGTTTCCACTCCCTTGCCCACGAGCCTGTGGTTTCATCCCACTTAGCCATTACGGTCTGGTCTAGTCCAGTTTCAGTTACCCTAATCCACCCTGCTATACTGAAGTCGCCGTCAGTTCCTTCAACAAAAGTAAAGTCAGCATCGTCGCCATCTGTAATAGCTATTGCATAAGTACCTTCTAAATCGAAACAGCCCGTTCCAACCTTACCATCTGCATCTATGTCTTCTGTGTTGCCACTTGCAACGCCATCATGTGCGACAGCGGTATCGTCTACGGCCATATTAGCTGCAGCATCATTCATCTTCCAATGTGATATTACCGTTCCAGCAGCGGCGTAAGTAGCGTCTGTTTCTGTGCCTCCACCAGTTAATACGGCTGCACCGTCAGTAAAGAACCTTATATATTGATTGCCTGCCTCAATTATATATGATTGCTCTGTAGAATATTCAAATGGAAATATGCGAGTTGAAAGAGAGGATGTTTTTACTTCTGCTATGTATTTAGTACCTGGTCTTTTGGTAGCTCCCCCCTGCGGCATTGGGATGAAGTTTTCCATTATAGAGCAACCGGAATGAAATTTAGCTAAGTCTTCTCTTGATTTTAAATATGTTGATAATTCTCCTGCATTGAAGTTGTTAAGTATTCTATATGGATTTTCCGCAAAGGCGGTGCAACATAGAAATAGAAATATAAGAATATGACGCATTGTCTACTTTCTTGAATTAATCCATGTGTTAGTCGTGAATGTCATCGCCCCGCCCTCTTGGGCGTCGTGTGACCGTGCTATGTCTAAGTAACCCGTTATTCGTGGGCCACCATATAGCATTTCCTGTAGGTTCCTTGCCACTGTCTCGTCCTGTTTAACAGGCGCGGCCAGCATTCGCGCAAGGTTAATAACAAAAGCCTGCTTTGCGTAAACAGGCCAGTTTGCTAATGTAGATTCCTGGAATATATACTCAGTCTCTAATACGTCAAGGTCTGCGCCTTGTGATGTACAATATGAAGTAAGGTCAGTTGCTTCTGTGCTTGATGTAAATGCTGTATCAACTAAGTATGTTAAATCAGCGCCAGAACTGTCAGAGGATAAATATTCGCCAACCAAATAATCCGTAGCCGTAACCCAGCCAGATGGAGTTGTTCCTTCGTCAGTTACTATCAAACTGCCCTCCACCTCAAATTTAGCATCAGCCGCTTGTTCTATCTGTAGTACCTTAAGGCAGTCAGTAGGCTTGGTATAAGCATTATCATAGCCGAATAGCGGGTCTGTGGTCTGGATAGCATAACTTCTTTTCTTTGCGAAGTTCCACCTATGCGCAGATAGTATTTCATCTCTTGCATCATCAAAGAATGTAGTGCAGTAGATGTGATTCTGCTCTGTTGTGCTACCTATAGTGATTTGTACCGCACCTAGAAGCCCGAGTGATTGATTTGATAATGCCACGTTCTCCGCATTGTCTGTCATGCTCATTTATTTATTCCCTAATTAGCTGTTACAACTGCTTCTGGCTCAAGTTTTCTATATGACATATACCAAGTTATTGCACCTGTAGAAGTGGTGGTTGGGTCTAACTCAATCTCGCCTTCTGGGCAGAACCAACTTAAGGTCTGTCCAGCGTTCTGATTAGCCACAAAAGTCAATACACCCTCGCTTACCGCGTTAGTAAATGTAATAACATCACCAGCACCCAAAGCGTCAATGTCTACTGATGTGGATAAATCATTGTCATAGTCTGTTCCATCTGTTGCGTCAATCACTATCTTTGTGGCACCAACTGTTCCGATTGCCGTAGTGCATTCACCAAACAAAGATATGATTTCAATCCTACCACCTGACACAGTAAACATCTGGTCTAACGCACCAGAAAGCACAGAATCCATTGAAATTGTAAATACATCTTGGTCGTATGACCTCTTAACAGCAAATGCAGGAGATGTCATATAAACAACAATCATGCAAGCTATTAGAATTAATACTGCTACTGTAATTGTTCCTGCATTCTTCTTCATGTTAATATCCTTAAAAAAGAGGGCGAGCCGAAACCCGCCCCCATTAAACTTACGGTACAACTGTTACCGTGACACCAGCCGCTAAAGGCCTAAATGTCATACGCCAAATAAAACCACCCGTACCAGTAGATGCAGTTGCTTGTTCAATATCGCCTACTGGGCAATACCAACTTATAGGAAGGCCAGCATTTACGCCAGCGGTAGGGACTAATACTGATTCGCCTGCTGTTATAGCTGCAAATTGCAGAATATCGCCTTCATCAGATGCGTCTACGCTTACGGCTGTAGTAAAATCAGCATCATAAGCGCCAGTCGTGGCATCTATCTCCAAGTTCAATGCACCTGGACTACCAGCACAATCAGTGACGCATTCTCCAAACATAGAGATTATTTCGATTGGGCCACCTAATACAGCAAACAGTCTAACAGTAGAAGCGTCTACGACAGCTTCGGCCGATGAAACAACATAAGTCTCCCCAATAACCAAAGCGCCAGCATCAGTAGTTCTGGCAATTATAGCTGTCGTGTCAACAACTATTGCGTCAACAATGGCATCAATAATATCAATGTCTGCTTTTGCATTGTCAGCTGCGCCAGCACCGCTATTACCAGTATAACCACCAAGTTTGTCTGTTGCTGTACTGTGTATCGGAGTTGCCTTAACTTGCATTGCAGAAAGAATCATAAACGTAACTACTAATAGAAGAAACATAATAGCCGTAATGGCAGAACCATATCTTTTTACAGATTTCACATTATATTCCTTTCTATTCTATAGTTAGATTAACTAACACAGTTTCAGGTGCGGTTGCTGTAATAGCAGCCATCGCAACGCCTATTGGTACATCATCAACAGCACTGTCAAGAACATCAACAGCACCAGCAGTAGCTTGAGAAGGCATAAGCAAGTCGCCTACGATTATAGTTTCACTGGCATCAGCAGTGATCGGGCATGGACCTTTTGTCTGCGCCCAGAAGAAGCAATCAACTGGAACAGCAATAAGAGGAACTCCGATAATAGTAGAAACATTATTTGTCGGGGCAACAAGAACATCCTTATACATATTCTTTGTTATTGTAATCTCTGATGCAGCTACTATTACATTTCTAACTCCGCCAGTATCAGCAAGGTCAACAAGAACATCATAGCCAGATGTAGCGTTAGCTGTGCCAACTTTATTGTCCTTTACGATATACATATCGCCTTGGCCTGTTCCGTCTTCGGTGCACAAGTAACCATCAATAAAATCATGCGCTGCAGCTGTAGCTGCCATAGTAATAGTTACTTGCTTGTCACCAGCAACCCAAATACTAGGATTGTTGGTCTGGGCTTCTGTCTGCCAATTCGCAGTACCAGCACAACCAGCTACAAGTAAGGCTTTTACCAAATCAGTAGTTCCGTCTTTTTCGCAATATCTCCATCTACGGCCATCGCGCGATTCAGCAATAGCACCAAGAGGAAATTTCTTCTCAGTTGTATAATGAAAAATATCTCTATCTACAAGCAGACTTTCCGCTTTAATTCTCCATTGACTGTGATTCGGAACGTCAACATTTCCGTGAAATAAACTATCATAACTCATATTGAGTCTCCTTTTCTAAGCGGGAAACACCCGCTAAAATAAAATTTATGCCTGACATTCGATTTTGATAATTTTATCTTCGTCGAATCTCATGGCGCCCATGTTCATGTGAACATAAACTTGCTGTGCATACGAGAACGTAGGCAAGCGGTCAATCTCGATAGTAAGTTCATCAGCCACGCCGAGAACCATTCCATCCTGTGCCCAACACCAGCATTCATAAACACTTGTATCACTATCAACATCGTTAGACGAGCCAACACCAATCTTAGGTGTGCTTATCCAGTTAACGCCCATCCAGTTGCCGAGCAGTCTACCGGTGGTGAGTGGTTTGCCGTTGTTGTAATCTACATTGACATACTCTTCCTGACCAAATAGGTTTGTTGCCTGGCGGGGAGAAATTGCACACCAAATCGGAATGTCATCATCGACTTCGTTGTTTGAGAAATACTCAAGTGCCAACTCAATCTTTTCAGTTGTCATTCCTGTATCAGACGCAGAACAGTTACCGCTTGCACAGTCATGAGCAATAGTGCGACCAGTGTCTTTTGTAGTGTACTTCGTGTTTCCGCCTTGGCTTGCCCATGTAATTGAACTGCCAGCCCTACGGCCAGAAGTCGTTGCGGCTTCAAAAGCAGCAAGAACAATGTCGTCCTTTTTGCGATTAACGCCACGCTTGAATGCTGTCACAAAGTCACCCTCAAGAGAGAGTTTTATAGACAAGTCGTCGTCTTTGTCATATCTGACTGACTGATGATAAGGTGTGGTTGTGACCCAACGCCTCTGTGTTTCAGGGTCAATCGTAGGAGTCTCTGGACTACGCCCAGTTTTTTCCTGAAGATTGAACTCATTCATCATATCAAAGGCTTTGTCTTCTGCGGCCATTAGGCCGTATTCGGTTCTTACTGTACCAGCAAAACGGGATTCCTTCTGTTGACATGCGTGATATAAATCATCATGAAATTCGTCAACAAAGAAATTCGGGGTGCTGTAACTCATTGTTATAGCCATGAAATTTCCTTTCTAAAAATTGATTAGTTTTTCGGAGAGGTAATCCTTTCGGGGCTATCCTAGTGTTTAACGCCCATCTTCGGCGGTGCTACTTTAGCACAAAGCATCAGGACCTCTTGCAAGGGTAGTCTGAGTTTAAATGCCTACGCTGGCATTTGTTTAGCTTGGGAATTGTTTATACAAAACATGTTTACGCTCTGTTAGTTCTTTATACTTACTATTAGCTTTGTAATTTACAGGGTTGTCTGTTCGTATCTTATCCATCTCGATACGCAAGTCATTTATCTGTGACTTAATATTAGATGCTGTAACAACAGATGCGGCCCCAACACCTTTTAGGGTATCTTCGCTCATTGAACCAGCAATATTATCAAGGAATCTTATAAGTGTGGGTGAATTTTGCAGATTTAATTCTTCTACAGCATCTACTCCGCCATATTTTTCCATGACAAGTTGAGCACGACGTATTCTATTGTCGGTATCACTAAGCCAATCTTTCTTTAACTCAGCCATTCCAGCCTGTGAAGCTGCATTCTGTTGTTCGGTTAACGCTTCGCCAAAAGTATCAATATCGCCTGCCATGTTGTTATGGTAGAAGTCAAGAGTATCCGCAAACTGTTTAGCACTCCAACCTTGCTTGTTTGCAAATTCTTTAAAAGCTCCCATCTTAGTGTCGTCAAGAGGGCCAAGTTTAATAGCAAGGTCATCTGGCATTGTGTATTCATAGCTATCAAGGTTATCAGGAACGCCATTGGCTTTGCGCCATGCCTCCTTAACCTCATCAGATGAAGTTTCAGTTGGCATCTCTATCATCGTGTCTGGGTTTTTGCCAAACTTCTTCTTAGTAGATATATGAGAATTAACCAAGGAATCAATGTCTTTGTATCTGGACAGATGTGCTTGATTTTCTTCTCCATACTTCTCAGACCAGTTTTCAGCAAAACTACCATCGGCATTAACTACGCTTGTTGGTTCTGCTATAGGTTCAGCTACAATTGGTTCATCCATTATCAGCCACCTCCACTACAAAATCCCAATCACCAGGAATTGGTTTGCGATTGGCTCTTAGTCCGGCCTGTTTTAGCTGTGTAGCGTCCATTGGCTCACCCCAATTAAGTTTGTCAGGGTCGAACCGTCTGCGATACCTCATGTTTCTTTTGTCTTGCTTGTAATCTACCAGTGTTGATTTCTGCGTAATTGGTGATGTGTGAGATTTAGGAATTACACCTCCGTCCGAAGCCTTGCACTTACCACTACAGTATGTTTCATCATACCACTCTACACCTTCTTTTTTTTCTGCTCCACAATTTCTGCACTTATTCATTTTACCTCCGTGTCTAAAATTTTAATTGCTTTTTCAACATCCTGTTCCAAAACATTATGTATAAATACTGCCATTGACCGTTGACCAGCTTTGTAAGCATTTAGATACGGGTCTGGGTCAAAGGTATTACCTTTGTAATTTGTAAAGTCATCAATCATTCCTAAAGCATACTCGCCATCAGTGCCACTAAAAGCTCTCTGGAATTTAGCAGAGCGTTCTATTCTTTTCTGTACTGCTAATTTTTCATCTTTATTGATTGGCATCCATCATCTCCGCGGTAGGACTTCCATCCTCTGGTTTCGTTCCGCCAGCTTTAGCCGCCTTAGCTAACTCTGGTACTGCTTCCATCATTGCCTGTTGTTTTGCGGCCTCTTCTCTAGCCTGTCGCTTCTGTTGCACCGCTTCTATATCTTCCAACCATGTTGATGGCATACCATTATTCCTTGACGAATCTCTAAACGCTACATCTGTTTTAAGATTATCCATCCAATCTGACAAATCTATAAGTGGTTGCCATTCCATTAGCGTCTTAGTGAAGCCTTCTGTTTCTAAAGTCCTAAGAGCTAATGCAAGCCGACCAAGATACATAACACTAAAGTCCTGCTCTGATAGTTCGTTAGGCATTTCTGGAAGTTTGCCCTGATCGCCAAGTATTCCTATTATCCTTTGAATCATTGGATTAAATAACTCGCTCTGCAACCTACCGATAATTGGAGTCAAGAACCTCATCTTCTGCTCGACTCTTGCCATTACCTCTGTGGCTGTCATGTTCTGCCTATCAACTAGTGGGTCAAACATATCAATGAAATAACCCTTTTGGATAGTCTCTTGAACTGTTTTAATAGCTTTTTCCATTTGAGCAAGATTACCCTTGAACTCCCAATAGTCAGGTTTCTCTCCGCCTGCTCTGTAGAAGATAACTCCGCCAGGTTGCGTAGCTAATGGCCAAATAGAACCATCATCAGGCATAAGCACTGGTGGGTCAACTTGCTTTTCCCAACCCTTAATACGAGTCTTCTGCATCTTATTAGCCATCTTGCCATCAGGAAGCTTTTTCATTGTAGGAGAGCGACCATAGTCTTCCATAGCGTCTTTATCAAACCTATCAACATGATAAGGAAGCTCTGGATAACCGCTTACGCCTATTTCCTTCTTCTCATCTCTTGAGATGTATATAGAGGCAAATGCCATATTTATCGGGTCGTCTTTTGCTGGGTCGTATTCTTCTCTTGGGAATACAGCGTGAACAAAGTTAAACTTCTTATCTCTTGTCTTTTGGTTTTCGTAAGCCTTATTTATCTTCTCGCCCAAATTCTCAGCACCAAACTCCTGAACTGCTTGGCGAGCCGTGTACTCAAACTTTCTAAATACCGTATCTACTATCCCATCGGAATTGGTTGCAATATAAACACCTGCCATATGATAATTTATAAACACAACAGGAGTCTTTCTTCCCTTTTCCTCATATAGACATGCTGTACCATAACAACCTAATTGTTTCAGAAACTCAAAGAAAGACTGTCGGAAATTACTACTTACCAAATACTTGTGTACAATCTTAGTTGTCTTTTCTAGCCATTGCTTTACATCGTCATTCTCAGCAAGTTCGTCATCGTCTATCTCTAATACGAAAGCCCTGCCCTCGGTTGGGAACATATAGGAATATAGACCTGCTGCCAATTGTATATTAGACTCTTCCATTGTTGTATCGAATAAGTCAACGTTTGGCTCTTGGCCTTTAGCCTTCTTGGTTGTAATCTGACTGTTCTGAGGCATGGCGTAGTCGCCACACTCCTGCCATCTGGTATCCCAACTAGAACGGTCAGCCTCCATAGACTGCATTCGCCTTAGTAAATCCTCAACATTTGTAGCCATGTCTTAGCCCAATTTCGTATTTAATACATTTGTATTTCTGGTAGAGTTTAGCCTGCCAGCAAGTATAGTAGATGATCTACCGCCACGCTTTGTCTTTACTTTCTTTCTAGCCGCATTCTCTTCACGTCCCATTACTGGTTGTGGTGTTGGTGCTGGCTCAGGTGGTCTTTTTGGTGTTGAACTTCCGCCTCCCATTACCTACCCCTTTCAAGCTTTGCTATTCGATTAATAATATTCATTAATTCTACAGGACTTACGC